ACAAACAGTCTCACGTACTTGAGTTGTTAGATGCTGGCCCCTACACTGGTAACATAGTTGCGTTACCCAATAACAGAGTGAGAGTAACTCACCCAGCTTGGTTTGAGACAGGACAAGGTGCTCCCGACTTTAAACCGAATCAACATACCTATAACTCGAAAGAAAACGTAGACTACGTATGGGATACGCAACGAGTGTTTAACAATTTATACAGTGAGGAAGAATCATGATGAAGAAAAAAGGTTATGCTAAAGGTGGCATGAAAAAGAAGGGATATGCTAAAGGTGGCTTGAAGATGGTCACTAACAAGCAAGGAAAAAAAGTTCCTTTCTATGCAGCAGACGGCATCGGTAAAATGAATAAAGGCGGTGCTACCATGAAAAAGAAAGCATACGCCAAAGGCGGTAAAGTCGCTATGTACAACCAAGGTGGTATGGTTAAATCAACTGGTACAATGAATACTGGTATCCGTACAGCTAAAGACACCTACAATAAGTAAGGATAAGGGCAATGTCTAAAGGACAAGTATTTAAGTACTTTATTAAAATTGGTAAGGAGTACTTCGGAACTAACTCGAAGTCTGTTGCAGATCAGTTAGCTAAAGGTGGTAAAAGGGTTCCTAAAAGCCAAGTACCAAGTAGTGCAACCGTTAAGAAAGCCCCTACAGTACCTAATCCTAGGACTTCTTCTGGTGCATTTACTAAACCTCAACCAGTGACTAACCCTCGGACAACCACTCCAACTACTAGACCAAGTGGTAGTCGTCCAGCACCAAGTACAGTAAGTGGTTCTGGTAAAAGTCCTTCTAGACCAAAGACGCAGACGACTGCTCCAGCTAGACCAAAGCCAAAGACTAAGGCTCCAGCTAAACCAGCAACTCCTTCTAGCTCTCGTTACACAGGTGGACGTGGACGTAAGAAAGCTCCACTAATGCCTAAGAACATGGTTCGTGAGCGTCCTAATATGCCTCCACCCCCTAAGACAAGTAGACCTGCTGTTCTTAGAGATTCTGCACGTCCAGAGGCTCCAGAGGTTGGTCCTCTAAGTCCAGTGGTAAAACCAAACAACAAGTCTGGTGAAATGCCTAAGAAGAAAAAGCCAATGACTAAACCTAATAATAAGTCGGGCGAATCTCCTAAGCGTAAGAAGGAATCAACTAAGAAGACAACACCTAAGGGTCCAATGTCTCTACGTGAGTATCTGAACGCTCAGATCAAGAAGCGTGGCTCTTCAGTAACTGCTGAAAAGAAGGGTGCTGAAAAGTACTCAAGCATTGCAGCAGCTAAGAAGGCTGGTTCTCTTTACTACAAGAACAAGAAGACTGGTAAGATTATGGCAGCGGTCTACAAAGAAGATCTGAAAAGATAATCTATGGCTACTCTATCAACAGCTAAATTCTTTACTGCTGCAAAAGATATAAGCTCCACTTCTGGTGGGGCTTCTTCTGATGTAATATACACATGCCCTAGCAATTTTATTGCTTTAGTACGTTTTTTACATGTGTCCAATGGTGGCAGCAACAATAAAAAATATAGTATTCAGTGGTATGAAAGTGATACTACTACGTATCATTACATTGTAGATGACCACAGTTTATCATCTAATAGTCTTGAAGATGTTGTACACGGTGGTTCTTACATAGCTTTAAAGGCAGGTGATAAAATAGTGGCATCTAAAGAATCTGGTGGCGACTTTCACATTATTCTTTCAGGTGAAGAACATTTTCAACCTACGCAAATAGCATAACGGGGTTGCAATATTATCTATAGTATGTTATAACTATATGTGTAAAACTAGTCTCCAGTTGGTATCCTAGCCAACATGCACAATATCAAACTGGAGATTAAGATTATGCTATCATGGTTAAAAAGAGTTCTTATTGCAATGCAAAAAGCACGTCAAGCAGAAGCAGACCGTAGAATCGCAATGATGCAACTAGGACGACTGTCCGACAGAGAACTAAGCGATCTAGGTATCGGACGTGGTCAGATAAGAGATGTAGTATATAATGGCAAGACAACTAACTGAAAAACAGCAGAGGTTCCTAGAAGTTCTGTTCGATGAAGCCAAAGGCGATCCTCTTAAGGCTAAGAAGCTGGCAGGATACGCCGATGGTGTATCTACAAAACAAGTTGTAGAATCTATCGAAGATGAAATCGTAGAACTAACCAAGAAGTTTATTGCTCAGTCTTCCACCAAGGCTGCGTATACGATGTTTAGTGTAATGGCTGATCCAACAGACTTAGGTGTCAAAGAAAAGATGATGGCAGCAAAAGACATCTTGGATCGAGCAGGATTTACAAAGACAGAAAAAGTAGAGGTTAAGACATCAGAGCCTCTCTTTATCTTACCGTCTAAAGATGCCGAAGACTAAAACTAGCAGAGCATCAGAGGCTAAACACCCTACAAAGGTAGACTGGTCAGTACCACTCAGAGGAGAGAACGGAGAGTGGTATCCCATTATCAGAGTAGGAAGGCACGTACCATTTGGGTATTACCAAGACGAAGAAGATCCTGATCTACTCGTACCTATCCCAGAAGAATTAGAACTTTTAGAAAAAGCAAAACTATTCCTACAGGAGTACAGCCTAAGGCAAGTAGCTAAGTGGTTGTCTAAAGAATCAGGTAGGTATATATCACATGTAGGGTTAGACAAACGTGTCAGGATGGAAGAAAAGCGCAGACGGGCCTCCTCCAACTTCCGCAACTATGCCAAAAAATATAAAGAAGCGGCAAGGAAAGCGGAGAAGATCGAGAAAGAAAGACTTGGTGGTAGAGCTACCAAGAGAATCTATGGAGACAACTGGTCAGACAGTACCAGCGAGTCCGAAGCCAGCGGAGATTGACCTAGAGAAAGCTCAGAGAGAAATAATCTTTGAGCCTAATCCAGGACCGCAAACAGCGTTTCTTGCAGCTACAGAGCAAGAAGTTCTATACGGAGGGGCAGCTGGAGGTGGCAAATCCTATGCGATGGTTGCTGACCCAGTCAGATACTTAAATAACCCTAGTGCTAGAATGCTTTTGGTTCGTAGGTCTACAGAAGAACTAAGAGAACTTATCTCAGTATCTAAGCAGTTATACCCAAGAGCTATTCCGGGTATTAAGTTTATGGAGAGGGATAAGACTTGGGTAGCTCCTAGCGGTGCAACACTCTGGATGTCCTATCTTGACCGTGACGATGACGTTATGAGATATCAGGGTCAAGCATTTAACTGGATAGGCTTCGACGAACTTACTCAATGGCCTACAGATTACGCTTGGAATTACATGCGTTCACGTCTACGCTCTACAAAAGCTAGTGGGTTACCCCTCTATATGAGAGCGACAAGTAACCCCGGTGGCCCCGGACATTACTGGGTAAAGAAAACCTTTATTGACCCCAACCAACCTGGAGATTCTTTCTGGGCTACTAATCAAGAGGGAGAGGTTATCTCTTGGCCCAAAGGACATAGCAGAGAGGGTGAACCTCTTTTCAAAAGGAAATTTATTCCTGCCACTCTGTTTGATAACCCTTACTTGTCTGACGATGGGATGTACGAAGCCAACCTTTTGTCTTTACCTGAACATCAACGCAGACAACTGCTTGAAGGGGACTGGGACATTAACGAAGGGGCTGCCTTCCCAGAGTTTAACCGTAGGGTTCATACGATAGATCCTTTTGATATACCTAACAGTTGGCCTAGGTTTAGGGCTGCTGACTACGGATACGGATCTTACTCAGCGGTTCTTTGGTTTGCGGTTGCACCAGATGAACAACTTATTGTCTACAGAGAAATGTATGTCAGTAAAGTTTTAGCAACAGACTTAGCTGATATGATATTAGATGTTGAATCAGAAGAAAAAATAAGGTATGGTGTTCTCGACAGTTCTCTTTGGCACAAACGGGGTGATACTGGACCATCTCTAGCAGAACAGATGATCGTCAAGGGTTGCCGCTGGAGGCCAGCAGATAGATCTAAGGGTTCTCGTGTAGCAGGTAAAAACGAATTACACAGAAGACTACAGGTAGATGAGTTTACTGAACAACCTAGACTAGTTTTCTTTAATACCTGTTACAACACAATAGCTCAACTACCGTCACTTCCTCTTGATAAAACAAACCCTGAGGATGTTGATACTAAGTCAGAAGACCACATATACGATGCTTTAAGATACGGCATTATGACAAGACCAAGAAGCAGCCTATTTGATTATGATGGATCTACTCAGAGAACTGGCTTTCAAGCAGCAGATTCAACATTTGGATACTAAGGAATAACTATGGAAGAAGATGACATTCTAGCTGAAGAAGTCTACATGGAAGATGCAGAGGTTTCTTTTATTGAAGACGCAGATGAGGATGATACGTTTGATCCGTCTGTAGGCTCTATCGTTGGGTACATCAGAGAACGTTATAATAAAGCTGAGACTGCCCGTTACGGTGAAGAGCAACGATGGATTCAGTCTTACAGAAACTATCGTGGTCTATACGGACCAGATGTTCAATTTACTTCTTCAGAAAAGTCTAAGGTCTTTGTGAAGGTAACTAAGACAAAGGTACTAGCTGCCTATGGACAGATTGTAGAAGTACTCTTTGGAGCTAACAAGTTTCCTATTAGTATTGACCCAACAGTTTTACCTGACGGTGTAGCAGAAGCTGTTCACTTGGAGACTGAAGATTCAGTTAAAAAGATGGATGAGCAATCAGCTTCTATTATGACACCTGACGAAGC